CAGGACATTAACGATGTTGGTGTTCGCAGCGCTGGTGCTGAGAAATTCAACCCGGCTGATATTCAGATTGACGCTAAGACATTCCAGTTCAAAGAAGGTGGCGATGAGTTTGGCGTGACCGATCGCTTGGCTGGCGTTACCGAATGGGATCCTATCAAAGCTGGCACTGTTATTATCTACGAGCGTGCAGACGGTGGCTTGTTTATCGCAGATGGACATCAGCGTGTCGGCTTAGCTAAGCGTATCCAGGAAGCCAGCCCAGAGCAGCAGGTAGAGTTGCTAGGCTATCGCTTGCGTGAGGTGGATGGCGTTTCGGCAGACGAAGCAATGGTTATTGCTGCGCTCAAGAATATCTCTGAGGGTAGTGGCACGGTGATCGATGCGGCTAAGATTGCGCGCATTTCGCCTGAACTGCTGGCAGGTCCAAGCTTTCCTAAGTCTTCTGCGTTTGTTAAGCAGGCTCGGGCCCTGGGCAACCTGGATGATCGCGCATGGGGCATGGTCAAGAACGAGGTGGTGCCAGCAAACTACAGCGCCATTGTTGGCCGGTTAATTCCGCAGGATGGCGATCTGCAGCTTGCAGCTATGGACGTGCTGTCGAAGGTAGAACCGGCAAACGAGTTTCAGGCAGAGGCGGTTATTCGCCAGGTGATGGAAAGCGGTGTTACGCGCGAAACCCAGGAAAGCTTGTTCGGTGAAGAAACGCTTACGACAAGCTTGTTCTTGGAGCGGGCCAAGGTGCTCGATCGCGCGGTTAAGCAGCTTCGCAAAGACCGTGGTGCATTCAAGAACCTGATCGACAACGCTGCGCGCCTGGAAGGCGAAGGCAATCAGCTTGCGCGGCAAGCAAATGAAAGAAGGGCAACCGACGATGGCAAAGCAATCGCTCTCCTCCAAAGCCAAGCAAGCCGCAAAGGCGGGCTCTCAGATGCCCTCTCAGCAGCAGCAAGGCAAGCCAAAGAAACAGGAAACTTTAACGCCGCTGCAAGAAGCTTTGTCGAAGATGTCCGAAGATCAATTGATTCAGGCGAATTTGACCGCGCAGAAGTTAGCGATGTTGGACGCACTTTCGATTTTGCAGAAGAAAAACCTGCGATACGAACAGCTACAGAGCAAGAAAGCCTAGACGACTTTGGCGATATGTTTGGGCCTGGTGTTGAGCGGCAGGCACAATCGCTCGATGCCGGTCTTCGCCAGGATCTGTCAGAGCCAGAACTGCAGATGCGTGATCTGGATCGCCTGGCAAGGTCTGGCGCAGATGAGGACACGATTATCAATCACCCTGCAGTTATTGCAGCCGTTGAAGATATGCAGTCTCGCCCGCGCACGGATGAGCAGCCTGGCTTTCCGCAGAGCCCAGATGACGATGCGGCTATTGAATGGTTCGATAACCGTCGCTATATCATTGATGGAAGCAATGAAGCGACTTACGACGACACGATTAAATACCTTGTCAAAGGTGCGCGTGAACTTGGTTGGGTCGATGACAAACTTGATTTCCCCGCAGATGGTGTGATGCAGCAGCGCAAGGCTGCGATTATTCTTGGCCCACCGGCTGCAGGCAAAAGCACTATTGCTAATCCCCTAGCCCGCAAAATGCGCGCAGCGATCGTTGACGCTGACGAGGCAAAGAAGGTGATGCCTGAGTATGAAGGCGGCATTGGCGCTAACGCGGTGCATGAAGAAAGTTCTCTGCTGTCTGACATTGCTTTCAAGCTTTTGATGGATCAGGGCGACAACCTGGTTATTCCAAAGGTCGGCGGCAAAGCAGCAAGCATTGAGCGCACCATTGCCTTGCTAAAGTCTAAGGGCTATGAGGTAAGTATAGTAGATATGAAGGTCGGCCCGACCGAAGCAATGAAGCGTATGATCGCACGGTTCATTTCTACGAAGCGCCTAATCCCACCAGACTATGTGCGCGCTACCGGCGACAATCCTTCTAAAACATATGACGCTATTAAACAGAAAGGCTTAGCAGATGGCTATGCGCGGATCGACAATGAAGGACCAAGAGATGCCTTCAAAGATGTCCTCGAAGACACAGGAAACCTCTTCGAAGGTGTCGAACTTCGACTACGACGAGATGGAGTTGAAAGCGGCCCAGAAATCGGACGGACGGATCGGCCAACTACTGTTGGAGCGGGCGCGGAAAGCGTTGAACAGCTAGACGTTCCGCGTATCCAGGATGATTTCTTAGACCAGGAATTTCCGATCGAGGTGCTGGACGAGTTTGACATTGATGGCAATCCGGTATTGCGCAGCGTTACATCGCGGCAGCTACTGGACGAGATCGACCAGGACGACGCAATGATCGACGCTATATCGAGGTGCCCGCTATGAGTTTCCGCAAGTGTATAGATGACCATGAAAACAGCCAGCAGCTAACCAAAGAGCAGGCTAAGGAAGCGCGCGATCTCTTCGAGGATCTGGCAGAAGAATATCGCGGCAAGATGGGCAATCCGTTTGCTGATGAGAAGGCTGCGCAAGATGCGTTCAACTCTCTACGCAATCAGAAGATCCGCGCTAAGCGTAACAAGATCGCCCAGATGCGTGCCTGGCAAGAGATCAGCTTCAACATGGACCAATACCGCGATCGCCTTGGCCGCGCTGATCCGTTTGCTGCAGCAATGTCTTTGTTCGAGCAGGACGGAATGTCCACATTCTCTAGCGCAACTCAGCGTATTGAGGCAATCAAGGGGCAATCCTTTGCAGAAATGTCTCAAGTTCTAGCCACGTTCCGCCGCAACCTGGTTGGCGAGGTGCGCCAGAAAGCGAAACTAAAGAACATGGCCCGCGAGATTTTTGGTGAAAGCACCGGCGATTCAAGCGCACGCGAGATGGCGGAAGCCTGGAACAAGACAGCCGAAAGCCTACGTAAACGATATAGCCGTGCTGGCGGCAACATTCCTAAGCGCCAGGACTGGGGGCTTCCACAGCGTCACGATACGCTGAAGGTTCGCAAGGCAAGCTACACACAGTGGCGTGATTCGATCCTGCCAAAGCTTGATACGAACAAGATGATCGATGAGATGACCGGGCTTCCGTTTTCACCGGAGCGCCTCGAGGTTGCTTTGCGCGATGTATATGAAACCATCAGCACAGATGGCTTGAACAAGCTAAAGCCAGGCGCAGGGCGTAATAGCAAGATGATGGCCAACCGGCGCCAGGACCACCGCTTCTTAGCATTTAAGAACGCAGATGCCTGGCTGGAATATCAGCGCGAGTTTGGTGATGATAATGTTTTTGACGTGATGGTTTCGCACATCGATGCGATGTCGCGCGACATTGGTTTGATGGAAATTTTTGGCCCTAACCCTGGCGCTACTGTAAACTTCATCAAGCAAACGTTGACGAAGAAAACAATGGATAACCCGGACTGGGAAACTAGGGCAGCCCGCACAAACAAGCGGATCGATGAACTTTATGCAGCGATCACAGGATCGAGCAACGCACCTATCAGTTCTAACTTTGCGGCTACAATGGCGGGCACGCGCCAGGTTCTGCAGTCTGCACAGCTTGGGGCTGCAGCTATCTCGGCAATCACTGACTTGAATTTCCAGCGCATGGCGCGCCAGTTTTCGGGTTTGCCGCAGACCACAATGCTAAAGCAATACCTGGATCTTGTTTCTCCTCTTAGTGCTACAGAGAAAGGTGAACTTGCTATTCGCCTTGGTCTTATCGCAGAAGGCTGGACAAGTCTTGCCGCAGGCCAGGCTCGTTTCGTCGGTGACATTTCTGGGCCAGAGGTTACGCGCCGGATTGCAGATTTTGTAATGCGTGCATCTCTGCTATCGCCAATGACAAACGCCGGGCGCTGGGCATTCGGCATGGAGTTTCTTGGCACTATGGCCGATAACTCTGGCAAAGCGTTCAAAGACCTGGACCCTAATTTCCGTGGCACACTAGAGCGCTATGGGATCAGCGAAAGCCGGTGGGACATTATCCGATCGACGGAACTATATGATGAGAAGGGTGCTAAGTTTCTGCGCCCATCTGACATTGCCGATCGCACCGATGTGCCGGAATCTTTGCGTGAAGATCTGGCAACGCGCGTTTTGGAAATGGTGAACACAGAGACAAACTTTGCTGTTCCATCTAATTCGCTTCGAGGCCGCACATACATTACGGGTGAAACGCAGCCTGGCACGCTCATTGGGGAATTGGCGCGATCTGTGGCCATGTATAAGAACTTTGGCGTGACGCTTGTGAACACTCACTTGATGCGCGGGATGCAGCAAAAGACCACGGCCAGCAAAGGTTCGTATTACGCCAACCTAATTATATCGACTACCCTGATGGGTGCATTGGCTATGCAGTTAAAGGAAATGTCGAAAGGTCGTGACCCGCGCGAGATGTTTGGCGATAGCGAGGACACTGCCAAGTTTTGGTTTGCCGCATTCATGCAAGGTGGCGGTCTTGGAATCTTTGGCGACTTCTTAAATTCAAATGAAAGCAGAACTGGCAGCAGTTTAGGCGAAACAATCGTAGGCCCTGTTGTCGGATTGGCGGGTGATGTTCGTGAACTTACCGTTGGCAATCTTTACCAGGCGGCTACTGGTGATGATACAAACTTTGCTGCGGAGATGATTAAGTTCACGCAGCGCTATGCGCCTGGATCTTCTCTGTGGTATTCACGTCTAGCTATGGAGCGTATGCTGTTCGATCAGCTAACGTTAATGGCAGACCCCAATGCCAAATCGAAGATGCGCAGGGTCGAAACTAAGTATAAGAATGAATTTGGGCAGCGCTATTGGTGGGCGCCTGGCGATACTGAGCCAGAACGCGCACCAGACATTGGTGCTGCCTTTGGGCGTTAAATGTGGTAAAAGTCCAATAACAGGAGAAAGCCATGACAGTTAGCAGCAGCACGAACCGCGTTAGCTACTCCGGTAACGGATCTAACACCACGTTTGCTTACACCTTCAAAGTATTTGACCAGGATGATCTTACCGTCATTCTGCGTGCAGC